AGGACCCGAACTGGTGCGCGAACGCATGCCGCCCAAGGGCGACGGAGTGCGGAGGGATGACGGACTTCTCGTTGGACACGGGTGCTCCCGATGCAGATGGGACAGAATCCCTGGGGATCACGTCTGCATCGGGGTGCTACTGCCCGACCCCCAGAGCCGGACGACCCGCGCCGTCGCTATCCATGTTGCGACGGTCGCCGCCGGAGACGTTCCTCCGGTCGGGACCCATCATACCCCGTAGCCGCGCATACGGCGCGCTCTGGCGCACCCGAAACCCGTTGTGCCAGTGGCGATTACGGTTGGCAACCGTAGACGGTGGCAGGTTCTCGATGAGCCACATACAAAGATCAGCCCCGGCGGTGTCTGGGGCACCGCCGGGGCTGATCCCGAAGGAGTCTGCACCCGTGTCAAGAGAGCCGACCGGATCATTCTACCCCGGAAGTTGAACGTTCACCGACTCTGCCTCACCGCGAAACCCCGTGTCTACGTTGAACAATCGCAATCCGTAGACGGAGCCGCGGGCAGGCCGGCCACGCCAGAGCTGATGTGTCACATGGACTCTGCGGACTGCCACGCCGCCGCACGCGCCCGGAAGTCAACGCAGTAGGTGAGGCCGTTGACCCCATTGATCATCGCCAGCAGGGCGTCTGCCTCCCGACGCATCGCCTTCCAGTCGCCGTGCTTCACAGCAGAGTGAAGACGTTCGGTCCAGTCTGCGTACTCGTACTCCAAGTACGCGTATGCGAGGTCGTCCACAGTCTGCGCGTAGGCGAGGACCGCGTGGGCGGTCTCCAGCCGCATCCCGAGGGCGACGTGGCTGCGCTCGTGGACGCTGGTCGTGATGTTCAGAGCATGACCGACGGGCCGGTGACTAGGCAGGGAGAAGGGACGGTGAATCTCGATCGCGGACATGACGATGGAACCTCTCTCATTCGAGAACTGATGGGGGTCCAGGGATCACGTCTTCATTGGGGTGCTTGGAGCGGCTCCCCTGGACCCGCGACCCGCGCCGGTCCGCCTCAGGGATTCTCCGGTCGCCGCACGGCCGAAGCCGTGTCGCGGACAGTGAAGCACACCGCCGAGATCGGTGCTTACTACTGTGAGTAGGAGATTCAGACGTCCGGCGGGTCGAGGCGGCCAAGCAGCAAGCCGCTCAACTCACCAACCTCGTCCGGCGTCAACGCGAGCCCCGGCGCGGCGTTCAGCGTCTTGAGGATGCGGGACCTCAAGGTGGCGGCCAGCAGGATGCGGCGAGCCTCAGCAACTTCCTCCGGCGTGCTGTGCCTGCACGCGTGGACGTACAGCCCGCGAGCCCTTGGGAGGGCAGGGATCGGGCGGCTCACGTCCTCGCCCGCATACGCGGGGACATCAGACGTCCTCCAGGTAGTACACGAAGGGCAGCCCGTACTTCTCATGCCGCTCAACGAGAACCCAGTCGCCCAGCGGCTGGGGGTTCTTGATCGCACGCTCAACGAGGCGCGTCGGCCGGACGAGCGGGCTGCCCAGGACTCGAAGGGCCACAGCGTCAACGGCGTCCCAGGCTGCGAGGTGGCGGGACAGCACGCAGTCCTCCGCGTGCATGAACGCCCAGTCGGGACAACTGAACGGGCACGGTGGGTCGAGGGGCATCCTCACCACCACGTCCATCACGCCCGCCCTGCTCCCGTGGTGCCGCGATCTACGAGACAGCGCTTCCACACACTGTCGCGCGGCACCACGGGAGGTCGGGCAGCCAGCCCGGCCGGGGCGGGTGAGAACCAGTCAACTTTCCCCGACCGGGCGGCTTCACCAACAGACGCCTGGTGTCGCCTGCTGGGAGTCTGGATGCGGCTCATGGCTGGTCAGCCCTGAGCCCGGCGAAGGACCGCGAGTTCCGCCTGCAACTGCGACACCTGTGCCGCGAGCGCCTCGACCGTGACCTCAACGGGCACAACGGGAGTCGGCGCTGCAGGAACCCAGTCCCACGGTGCCTGCACGGCTTCCTGTCGCGCCTCTGGCAGTTCGTAATAGGCGCGGACGCTGTACTCGTAGGCGTCGTCGTAGGTCTCGCCTGCGTCCTCGCAGAAGGCCCTGGCGGACAACGAGGGTCCGAGGGCCTGCCCGTACTTCAGGTAGAGGTCGGCGCAGCGGTCGTCCAGGGTGAAGCGCACCGTGCGCCCGCCCCGCATCTGAGTGCTGATGGGGCCGTGCCAGTTCTCGCTGTCCGGCGCAGCGCAGATGCCGCAGCGGTCCAGCAGCCCTGCAACAGCCTCGACCGGCGGCGGCACCGGCTCGGGCCGCGCGGACGCCTCGATCTTGGCCAGCAGGACAAAGGGATACAGCCGCTTGAGTTCCCGCCGCTGCTCACTGGTGACGTGCTGCCAACCCCGCTTCTGCGGCGTCGTGCCGGGGTAGAGCAGGCTCACCACGTCGAAGCCGTTGTCCGCGAAGACCTCGGAGGCGATCACCCAGTCCTTCGTCGGGCGGCCGAGGAGCCGGAGCGCCGCTCGCACGGCGGAGCCCGACGTTGTCGGGTCGAGGTCAGCGCAGTCCTCACACACGCCCTGCTGGAACGTCGCGGGCATGGTCGCGACTCCGTTGAGGACGCTGGGCTCTCGGCGCACCCAGGTGACCGCGCGCTCGGTACCAACCCCGCACAACCGGCAGGGTGCCGTGTCGCTCATGACGTCCTCACATCGTTGAGCACCGCTGCCCGCTCGGCCGGGGAGAGCGTGGAGAGGTAGGTCTTGACCGCCCCCGCCCGGTAGGCGAGGTCCGGGTCGAGCGGGGCCGGAGACGCCTTGCGCTTGATCGGCTTCCGCGCAGGCTCCTCGACCACCACGACCGAGGGTGGCTCGGGAGCGGGCCCTGGGGCCGGAGCAGGCTCGTCGTCCACAGGCGGCGTCCAGACCGGCGTGTCCTCGCTGACCCACAGGCCGACCGGCTGGTAATCAGGGATCGGTGCGGGCGGCGGGTCGAGCGGCACGGCTGTCATGGGACCCAAGATCACTGGGACCGCCGGAGTCAAGATCGCGATTTCCTCGCGGGTCGGGTGCCACCCGCGAGTGTCCAGCGCGGTTTCAGGGTAGACTAAGGGTGACCGACCGACGACAGGGAGTCACCGATGAGCAAGGTTCGAGCACGCCGCGCAGGCATCTACCTCCGGCAGTCCGTCACCCGTGGCGACACGGTGAGCCTTGCCGTCCAGGAGGAACGGTGCCGCGCGTGGTGCGAGGACAACGGCTTGCAGGTCGTCGCCGTGGACAGCGACCCGGACACCAGTGGATCGGCCACGTCGCCCTGGCGTCGGCCCGGCTTCAAGCGCCTCATGGAGCAGGACTGGGACGTCCTGGTCGTCTACAAGCAAGACCGCCTCGTGCGCGACTTCCTGAAGTTCTGGAAGGTGGTCGGCGACCTGCTGGAGCGCGGCCGGACTCTCGCCAGCGCAACCGAGAACCTGGACCTCTCGACCCCGATGGGCAAGTCCATCGCGGGCGTAAACGCGGGCATGGCCGAGCAGGCGGCACAGGAGATCTCGCAGCGCGTGGCCGACGCCCGGCGGCACCTGCAGCACCGGGGTCGCGTGGTCGGCGGCAAGGTTCCGATGGGCTGGAAGTCAGTTCCCAACCCGGCCGGCCCTGGTCTCGTCCTGGCCCGCGACCCGGAGCGCATCGGCGTCGTGCGGACGATGGTGGACCGCACGCTGGCCGGGCTGTCGGTGTACTCGACCGTGCAGCACCTCAACGAGACCGGCGTGCCGTCGCCGACTGGGCGCGGGCCGTGGGTCTACTCGTCCGTCGAACGCCTTCTGCGGCATCCGATCCTCGCGGGCATGACGCCCTTCAACCCTGGTAACGGCGGCAAGAAGCGCGGTGACGACGTCCTCCGTGACGAGAGTGGCCTGCCCGTTGTCGATGAGCGCCTTGCGATCATGACGGTGGCCGACTGGCGGCGGATGCTCGCGATGCTGGACGACGACGAGAGCGGTCGCCGGAAGCCGCGCGCCCTGCGGAGTTCGACGTCGGCGCTGCTGTCCGGGGTAGTGATGTGCGCCGAACACGCTGAGCCCGTTCGCATGTGGCGCGGCACGACGCAGGGACGGCCGTCTTACCGCTGCCCCGAGTGCTCGCAGACGATCAGCGGGCTAGACGACCTGGTCGTCTCGGAGTTCCTGCGCGAGAAGGGAGACCGGCTGCGCTGGCGTCGCGTCGAAGTCATCACCGAGGGCGGGGCTGCAGCCCTGCCCGAGATCGACCGCAGGCTGGACGAGTTGGCCGGGCTGATCCGAGCGGCGAAGGGGGCTGAGAGGGCTGCTCTCCTGGGCCAGCAGGCCGCCCTCCTGGACCGCCGCGACGAGGCCGAGGACGAGGCCCCCACGGTCGAGTACGTGTCCGAGGGTGGCGACCAGTCCTTCGCCGAGGACTGGGCCGAGGCTGCCGACGTCGTCGCGCAGCGAGCCGTACTGGACGACGGGCTGGCCGGGGTCCTGGTCCGACGCGGCGGGGTCGGACGCCGGACGCGGGAGCAGATGTTGGAGCGTCTGACTTTCCAGTGGATCGGGCCGACAGGGCCGGAGCCGGTCCCGGACGAGACCTGGGTCCTGCTTGAGGCGTAGGGCGCGACCTGAGCACTTTGGGCCGTGCCTGCAGGATCCTGATGCGCGGCTTCAGTAGCGTGTCGTCCCGTGGCGAAGGCGACGGGGCTGAACCGGCTGTTCTACGGCGACAACCTGGACGTGATGCGGGCGAGCATCGCCACCGAGTCCGTCGATCTGGTGTACCTAGACCCGCCGTTCAACAGCAACCGGAACTACAACGTCCTGTTCAAGCACAAGACCGGCAACGAGGCACAGGCGCAGATCGAGGCGTTCAACGACACCTGGACCTGGAGCCAGGACGCCGAACGCACCTACCAGGACCTGATCACCGGCGGCGCGCCCGCGAAGGTGGCCGACGCGATCGAGGCCATGCGCCGCCTGGTCGGTGACAACGACGTGCTGGCTTACCTCGTCATGATGACGCCTCGCCTTGTTGAGTTGCATCGGGTGCTGAAGCCGACCGGATCGCTCTACCTGCACTGTGACCCAACCGCGAGCCACTACCTGAAGGTCATCCTGGACGCGATCTTTGGTCCTGAGAACTTCCGCAACGAAATCGTCTGGAAGCGGACCATCGCCAAGGGGAGTCCGATGGGACGCCTACCCGCGAACCACGACGTGATCCTTGCCTACGTGCGCTCTGCATCGGCGACTTGGCATCAGCCCATCGAGGGCTACGACCCTGACAACTTGGACGAGAAGACGCTGTCCAAGTACGCGCTTCAGGACCCAGATGGGCGGCGGTACCAACTGACCTCCCTGCTGCACCCGGAGCAGGGGCGTCGTCCGAATCTTGAGTACGAGTTGATGGGAGTCACCCGCACCTGGCGGTGGTCGAAGGACCGCATGGAGAAGGCTGTCCAGGATGGTCTTGTCGTGCAGCCCTCACCGGGTGCAGTCCCGCGCCAGAAGCGGTACTTGGACGAGCAGAAGGGTCGGATGCTCGACGACATCTGGACCGACATCCCGCCCATCAACTCCCAGGCAGCCGAGCGGCTGGGCTACCCGACACAGAAGCCCTTGGCGCTCTTGGAGCGGATCATCGCGAGCAGCAGCAACGAGGGCGACGTCGTCCTGGATCCGTTCTGCGGCTGCGGCACGGCGGTCGATGCGGCGCAGAAGCTGGGCCGCCGTTGGATCGGCATCGACGTGACCTACCTCGCCGTGGACCTCATCGACAAGCGGCTGCGCCACACCTACGGCGAGTCGATCCGCGAGACCTACGAGGTCGTCGGCATCCCCCGCGACGTGGGCGGTGCGCGCGCGCTCTTCCAGAACAACCCGTTTGACTTCGAGCGCTGGGCCGTCTCACTCGTCAACGGACAGCCGAACGAGAAGCAGGTGGCGGACAAGGGAAGCGACGGCACGATCCGGTTCTCGACCGGCCGGGAGACGGAGCGCGTCGTCGTCTCGGTCAAGGGTGGCAAGCACCTGATGCCCGCCTTTGTGAACGAACTCATCGGCGCGGTCGGGACCAGTCGGTCTGCGATGGGTGTCCTGATCACGCTGGAGAAGCCGACGCGGGGAATGGTCGAGGCGGCCAACAAGTCCGGCCTCTGGACGAACCCAGCAAACCAGCAGACCTTCCCGAAGGTGCAGATCCTCACCATCGAGGAACTCTTGGCAGGCAAGAAGCCTGACCTCCCGCCGCTCCTGATGCCCTACACGCAGGCGCAGCGCCGCGACGAGGACGTCGATCAGATGGCCCTGGGCTTCTGACTCAGCGGCGGTGTCGGTGCGCACCCCTACCCTGGCGTGCATGAGTGATGTAGCCACTGCTCTTCGCGACGCCTTCGGCGAGCCGACGCATCCCGATCTGTCCGGCACGGCGATCAAGGCGTCGGATGCGTTCATCGCGGCCAACAACAACCCGGCAGGAATGCGCGCGCCGCACGCGATCGACGCCGTTCACCGCTCGTCCAGGGTGGACGCGTACGAGGTCTCGGGCGGGGGCGGCGAGATCCTGCTTGTGCTGGCCGAGGTGCCCCAGGCCGGGTACACGGCCTTGTTGCGGCTCACCAAGACCTCGGCTATGGGTCCCAACCCGGTTCTGACCGCTGCCTGGCGGTTCTACGACCTCCCGGCCGACGCGACCCCCACGGATGCCTTCGCCCTGTTGGTCGAGCGGTTCGGGCTCGAAGTCCAGTCGGGCTCGGTGGTCGGCAAGTTCATCGCCAGAGCCACCCTGACGGGGGAGGAGGCGCAGCAGCCGATGAAGTTGGTGGGGCCGCAGAAGTCCGTCACCTTCGAGGGCATGCTGAGGATGCTGCCGGGCGGGCGGGGTACCGAGGTGTCATGGGTCTACGCCCTGGATGACTCTGCCTACGCGGCGGCCGTGGCGGCAGCGCGCCGGTAGTTCCTCAGCGCTGATCCGGCGGGGCCAGGGCACGAGTCACCTTGACGTCGATCAGGAACTCGGCCGCGACCCGCGCGACCTGACCCTCGGGAACGTAGACGTGCCCGGTCGCGACTCCATCGCGCACATCGACACGGCCGCCCACTCCCAGAAACTTCATGTGCTCCATGAACTCTGTGCCGTCGCCGGCCACCTTGCCCGTCACCATGTAGTACCTCACGCCGTCCCCCTCTTATCTGCTTCCCCGGACTGCTCGCGGGTTGAGGTGTGGGAGGGGACGGGGGCCGGGGGGCCACCCAAACGGAGCGCGCCACCCCCCGGGGGGCCTGCTTCCCCTGCTCGCTTGTCCCCCTTGGAGTTCCGCCCGCTCACGACGCACCCACTCGAAGGACGTGCAGCGTCGTGTCGCCTCCAGCCAGGAGGTCGAGGTCGTCCACGCTCTCCCCAACCTCCAAGCCCTCCAAGCCTTCACGCGCCTCTCTCACGACCCAGACGCCCTGAGCCACCTTCTCGAACATCCAACGTCCATCTGAGACAAGGGAACCCAAGGGCAACTCACCCAGGACGTGAGGCGCGAGGATCAAGCCCTCAGGCTCAACGTCGAGAAGGTCGAAGGGGCGCATCACCACTCCCCAAGCGCGTCAAGCGCGTCCACGAGGTCGTCGGCGGTCAGGTGGTCGAGGTAGCGGGTGGTGGTCGCGAGGCTCGCGTGCCCGAGTTGGCGCTGCACGACGCGGACGTCACCGCCACCCGCGACCCGGACGGCGTGGGAGTGCCGAAGTCCGTGCGGGTGAACGCGGTCCAGCCCTGCCCTGGCTCCGGCCCTCTCCAGTGACCGCCGGGCTTCCCTTGGGTCCCACGGCTTCCCGAGAGCGTCCACGCTGAACGTCGAGAAGATCGGCTGACGGCCGTTGAGCCCCAAGGCCTCCCGGCGCAGCAGCCAGGTGTCCAAGAGAGCGCAGGACTTCTGGTCGATCCCGACGACGCGGCGGCGGCCGCCCTTGCCGTGCCTGACCGTGATCTGGCAGCCCTTGACGTCGCTGGGGAGCAGGTCGAGCGCTTCCTGCAGCCGGAGACCCGCGCCGTACAGGACGCCGACCAGGGCACGCAGACGGGCACCTGACGACGACCGGGCGGGGATCGCGTCGAGCAGCCGGGCGACCTCGGCAGGCGTCAGGACGGTCGGCTCGAACCGGCGACCGGCGTTGGTCGGCGGGGTTGGCTTGTGTGGCATCGGATCTCCTTCTCCCCCGCTTCCTTGAAGAAGCGGGGCACGTTGGGGTCGGACCTGCCCCGCCTTCGTCGCGCGCGGGGCACTTCTCGAAGATCACGCGAACGGGCAGACGACGCTGACCGTTGACCGGGTTCTGGTCGCGGCCCTCTCTGGGCTCGGAGGGCTGCCCTGGTCCGGTCGGGCTCCGGCAGGGCGGAGCGGCCGAGAGCGGCCAACCTCGCCAGACGTCGGGGCCGTCCTGGTCGCCGGTCTGCCGGGTGGGCCGGAGCAGCGCGAGCGGGCAGTCAGGGCACGCGCGCGGCCCGCTTCCCGGGTCTCGATGTCTCCCATCGGAACTCGAGGCCGCGGGCAGGCCGGCCACGGCAGGACTCGATGGGGCACATGGAGTTCTGACAGCTGGAACACGAGCGCCGGGCAGACCGGGCGGAAGCCGATGCGGGAGACGGGCAGCCAGAGGAGGACGTCCTCGCGCGGCGGGCGAGGCGTGCTCCAGGGAGGCAGCGTGTCCAAAACAGGGTCGAACTGCCTACCCGGCCCCACCTCATCTCGGCCCCAGGAGCCAGGGGACGGGCCGTTCTTCCCTGCCCCGACGACCCCACACGACGTACATCGGTCCTCTAGGACCGAAGATGTCGGACGTAGAACGTCGCGTCGGACGTCGTGTGCATCGCCGCAGATCAGGGGCACCGACGACCTCCGACGTCGTGTCACGTCGTGCCTCACGTCGTCGGCCCACGTCGTGCCTCACGTCGTGCCCACGTCGGCAGAGAAGGCGTCACGTCGAGCCGCCCACGAAGTCGTCCCGCGTCTGCTTCACCTTGGCGATCAAACGCTCGGCCTGGCGCTCCGAGACGTTCATCTTGGGCGCGAGGATCTTCGCCAGCCCGAGGACGGACATGTCCGGCTCCCGGTCCAGCCAGCCAGCGATGAAGGCGTTGCGGTCGGCCTTCTGGCTCAACACCTGCGCGGGGTCCAGCCAGTCGATGTACGGGTACTTCAACTGGTAGCCCCACGACAGCGGCGTCTTGTCCGCGAGCTTGCTGCGCTCGCAGGACGCGAGGCCGTCCGCCAGGTGCCACTCGACGGCGCTCTGCTGACGCCAGACGGACGACCCCCTGAACCTGCGGTCGCGGTTGTCGTGCTTCGAGTGGCCGATCGCGACGGTGGCCGCCCGCCATTCGGCGGACAACTTCTTGAGCGAGGCGATGAGCGGCATGACGTCCTTCGCGCCGTCGTCGTCAGTCAGCCCCATCGCGTAGATCAGGTCGAAGACGATCAGGCCCGGCTTCTCCTTGCCCGCGTAGACGTCGAGCAGCCACTCCAGGCCCGTGCCGTTGACGAGGTTGACCGGCGTCTCCAGGAACGCGAGGCGCGGCTCTGCCTTCTCGTACAGCGGCATCGTCTGCCAGCGCTCGCGGGCATCGTGCATCCCCTCGCTGGCGACCCAGAGGACATGGCGCTCCTGGGGAACGATGAAGCCGCGCCACGGTGTGCCGGTCGCGACGGCGAGCGCCCAGTCGCGGGCGATGAGGGACTTGCCGCCCTCCGCTGGCCCACCGAGGAGATTGACCTCGGCCGCGAGGATCTGCTCGATCACGGCCTCGATCGGCTCGGCCGCCATGACTTCTGCGGCGCTCCGGATGACCGGCTGCAGGTCCACGAACTGCTCACCGGACAGCGTCGCCAGGGCGTCCCGCCGTGCGCGGGCGTCGGCGAGGTGCCACTTGTACCGCTCCCGGTAGAGCGCGTCGCCCTTCGCGCTGTTGGGCTTCGGCGGGTCCCAGGGGGCAGGCCGCGCGTCTCCCTTCGCGATCGCCTTCGCGACCAAGGCATCGGGGCGCTCGACCTTGCCCGTGAGGTTTGGGTCGTCCCGCATCTCCATCGGCAGCATGGCCTCGAACGCGGCTGCCGCGTCCTGCGCGGTGAACGGCGACCAATCGGCGGCAGCGAGGCAGGCAAGCGCGTACGCCGCGTCCCGACACCGCTCCTCCCAGCCGCGCTGCTTCTCGTCCCTGTCGCCCTCGTCCGGCAGCAGCGTGACCGTCTCGGCCAGGAACAGCGACGTCTCGATCACGCTGTCGAAGACGGCCGCCTCGGCAACGGCCCGCTGCAGGTGCGTCAGCCCCGACTCGGGCTTCTCGATGAGCGCCTTCAGCCGGTCGCCGCTGTCGTCGTGCCCGTTCAGGCTCGACAGGTCGGGAGCGGTCGTCCAGGCGTAGACGCCGATCTCCTTGTCCACCTTTGACCTCTTGCGCGTCGGCGCGAGGAAGATGAAGCCGCAGCCCTCTCCCCCGACGCCCGCCTGCAGGTCTACGCCCGGCAGGAAGCCCTGCTTCGTGCGGACTCCCAAGGTCTTCACGAGCGCGTGCGTCCCGCCGGACGGCGTCGAGGCGACCCCGTAGACGGTCGGCATGACGTCGTCCGGCCAGGAGCCACCGTTGCGCGGGTCCACATCGACCGCATCGACGACGTCGCCCATGACGGCGCAGAGCGCCTCGCCTGGCTTCCAGGCGTCAACGACAGCGGGGTCGGCAGCAGCCTTCGTCTGCCAGGACTTCGGGAGCCAGTAGCCACAGCCCCGCGTGCCGCCCTCGGGCAGCCAGTGGCCCGTGTCGTCCAGGGCTGGCCTGGCAATGAACAGCCGGACGCCCTGCTCTGCGAGGCGTCGGGCATGGGCCAGCGCGACCTGGCGCTCGAACGCGGTCTGCTCGCTCATGCCGTCTCGCCACCCTCAGCGGGAGTCGTTGCGGCCCAGGCAGCGAGTCGAGCGTCGATGGTGTCGAGCAGGAACTCGATGTGAGTCAGGGTCTTCTCGATGTAGGTGTCGGTAGCGCTCACTCGGACGCACCGCCCTCGGCGGTCTCGGCCTTGTAGATGCCCTCCACGCCCTCGCCCCGGAAGATGGCGACGAGTTCGCGCGTCTGCGCGCGGGTCAAGGGCTTTGCGCCCTGCATGGACTTCAGCGCGACGTCACGGATGCGGGCAGCGGCGAGGACCTGCCGGGCAGCGGCGATCTCCTCGTAGGACCCGAACTGGTGCGCGAACGCATGCCGCCCAAGGGCGACGGAGTGCGGAGGGATGACGGACTTCTCGTTGGACACGGGTGCTCCCGATGCAGATGGGACAGAATCCCTGGGGATCACGTCTGC